AATTATTTAATAAATATTTTTTAAATTCTTCATTAAATCCATCTTCAAATTTCCAAACTAAAGTGTCTTTTTCTATAAAGTTTATTTGAGGTTCAAAAAAATTACTGGATTCGCTTTTACGTAATTTATTAACTGTATTAAAAAAATTTGTTTCATTTTCAAACATATATTGAATAGATTTAGAATTTACTCTATTACAATGTCTTAAACAACCAATAAATCTATTAATAGGATTTCTTACAATTGTAAATGTTTTAAACATTTTTGAAGAACTATATAAAGAATTACTTTGAAAAATATTTAAGTGTTCTATTTCAATACCTTCAAATTCTCTCATAAAAGAATGATGAATACAGTAATGATTTTTACTTATAGTCGCTGATACAAATCTTCCACCTGTGTGTGGTATATGAAGAAAAAGCACTCTATTATCAATTATCATTTAATAATTCTACTCCATTTTATCTTGTAACGAGTCAAAATCTATGTATGATAGACGTTCGGGAAACCAGATTATTCTCGCTTTCATTATATTCATAAGTATTATATAATACACTATATGCTACAAAAATTAAATTTCAAGCCTGGTTTTAACAAGATGGTCACAGATTCAGGAGCTGAATCTCAATGGGTTGATGGTGATTTTGTTCGATTTAGATATGGATTACCTGAAAAGATAGGTGGCTGGAGTCAACTTACTAACTCTAATAATACATTACCAGGTGCAGCAAGAGCACAACATGCTTTCACATCTATCGCTGGTGAAAAATATGTAGCTATAGGAACTTCACAAGGTTTATTTCTATATCACAGCGGAGAATTTTTTGATATTACGCCTTTAGATACAGCAATCACTGGAGCTACCTTTGATGCAACATCCGGTTCTGCTACAGTTACTGTAAATAAAACAGCACATGGATTATTAGATGGAAGATATGTAACATTTTCATCTGTTACGGTTCCAACAGGATCAGGATATGCAACAACAGACTTTACAGAAAATACTTTTGAAGTTTTAAATAAAACTGCAAACACTTTTGAGATTACCATGCCTTCTAATTCAGCAGGCACGACTTCTGGAACAGGATCTGCACAAATAGATCCTTATGTAGTTGTTGGTCCAACGTTTCAAACTGCAGGTTTTGGTTGGGGTACAGATACATGGGGCTCAAGCACATGGGGAACTGCAAGTGCAACTAGTGATGTAACTTTAGATCCAGGTCTATGGTCCTTAGATAATTTTGGTCAAATACTTGTTGCAACTATTCATAATGGTAAAACATTTACATGGAATGCAGGGGCAGCAACTCCTAAAGCAAACAGAGCAACCGTTATGTCTGGTGCTCCTACTAAAACAAGATTAACTCAAGTATCTGATAGAGATAGACATGTATTTCATTTTGGAACAGAAACAACAATAGGTGATATTACTACACAAGATCCAATGTTTATTAGATTTTCCAATCAAGAAGATTTTAATACTTATGAACCAACAGCAACTAATACCGCAGGAACATTTAGATTAGATAAAGGCAACGAAATTGTGGGAGCAGTGTCTGGTAAAGACTACACATTAGTTTTAACAGATAGTTCTGCATATGTCATTCAATATGTTGGGCCACCATTTACATTTAGTGTTAGACAAGTTGGCACTAACTGTGGATTGATTGGACAAAACGCACTTAGTTATTCTAATGGTATTGTGTTTTGGATGTCAGGCGAAGGTGGATTTTTTATGTTTGATGGTACTGTAAAATCTATTCCTTGTTTAGTTGAAGACTTTGTATTTACCACAACAGGAGATAATTTAGGAATTAATTATAATGCAAGCGATATAATATATGCAGAACACAATACTTTATATAATGAAATAAATTGGTTTTATGCAAAAAATGGTACTGATCAAATTAATAGATGTGTAACTTATAATTATGGAGAAAATTGTTGGACTACATCTTCGTTAGCTAGAACTTCTTACACTGACACAGGTGTATTTGATTTACCTTATGCAACTGAGTATGATAAAACTGCTTTACCTAATTTTCCAATTCAAGGTATTACAGCAACTTATGGAGCATCAACTTACTATGCTCATGAAACCGGAACCGATCAAGTCAATAGTTCGGGTACAACATCAATTGATGCCTACATTCAATCAGGTGATTTTGATATATCTGCTAGACGAAGTGCTTTAGGAGGCACAACCGGTCTTGCTGATCTTAGAGGTGATGGTGAGTTTATTATGTCTATGAAACGATTTATACCAGACTTTAAAGTATTAACAGGTAATTCAAAAGTAACATTATTATTAAATAACTATCCAAGTGATACAGCATCGAGTTCACCACTTGGACCCTTTACAATAACATCATCCACTGATAAAGTAGACACTAGAGCTAGAGGAAGACTACTTGCAATTAAAATAGAAAATGATGCTATAGGTGAGACTTGGCGTTATGGAACATTAAGAGTAGATATAAAACCAGATGGAAGAAGATAATGGCTAAAATAACTTCATACATACCAGAACCAAAACAAGAATATGATGTGGAGAATCAAAGACAAATTTTAGAATCTTTGTCTACCTTAAAAGACCAACTTAATTTTTCATTTCAAGATGATTTAAGAAAAGAATTAGAAAGATTTACATGGTTTAATTCAAGGTTTGGTTGCTAACATGTCCTGTAATAACGTAAACTTTGAAAATCCTTTTGATCTTAATGTTTCTAGTGGAGCTTTATCTCCTAGCTACAAACAAATCTATAAATTCGGACAAAATGCAGTTGTTGGAAATAGTATAGAAACTATTTGGCAACAAGGAGGACTTTACTCTTATCCACCAAGTGCATCAACTATGACAGTATCAAGTTCTGATGTAAATGATACTTCTGCTGGAACAGGAGCAAGAACTGTTTTAATTTCTGGATTAGATGCAAGTTATAATGAAGCTAGTGAAACTATAACTTTAAATGGTCAAACAGCAGTTACTACCGTTAATACTTATATTAGAATGAATAGAGCTATAGTTCTAACAGCAGGATCAGGTGGAGTAAATGCTGGAATTATTTATGTAGGAACAGGAACTGTT